CTACCAACAAGAAAATTTAATTTTGAAAACAAACTAACTCATAGCAAGGACTTTGTTATAAAAATAAAAAGTTTTTTTTTCTGGTAGCGACTTTTTCGGGGTAAAGATTTTTTTATTTTGTAGTAGGTTTTGTGTACATTTTTAAGAATATTTAATATTATATTTTTAAAAGTATATAGAAAACATAGAGGAAAAAAATCGGTTTTAATTATTTATTTCGAATAAAGCGTATTCAATGAATACACTTGGATTAGGATGGTCCGTCATTTCAAGTTGATCTTCTAGATCACCTATAAAATCTTCCTTTTCATGTTCGTCGAGGTTATTATACATGTAATTGATAAGTTTTGCATTTCTTGATGCGGCTGCCCCTATCATAGCGTAATGTACACAATGTCTAGGGTAACCACACTCTTCGTATAAATACTTAAATGTTTCCAAACCCATATCGTGATCTTTACAGAATGCCACAGCAAAACTTAAATCGTCTTCATCTTCTCTCAAATCATCACCATCCTTTGGGATTTCTTCGATTATTTCATCAATTTCGTCACGACGTTTTTTTAATTCGTCGAGTTCGCCGTTTTCACACGCTTTCCAGATAGATTTCATTATTGTTTTTAATTTTTAATTTTAATTACAATATGGTTTATGATGACTTAGGTTAAAAACAAAAATATTTATTAAAGAAATGAAAGAGTTACTACTGAAAGTAACTACAATGTCTATAGCTTCATTTTTGGGTTCGTATATGGGGACTCAAAAATGGTTTGATAAACACGAACACAAATGATAAAAAATGTCATGTAAATATATACACCGATGCCGACAAATATAAGTTTTGATAATCTCAGAGGTACAGGTGAGCATATCTTGAAGAATGCGAGGAATGCCGGAACATTACAACTTAGTCAAGGTGGTAATAACGGAATGGGCTTTTCACTTTTTGGTCCAATAACATCTTTACCAAAAGAGCTTTTCACGGTACCTGGTTATGTCGAACGTGTTACTGAACTTAATTTGAATGGTAATAAATTGAAAACTATACCAAAAGAGATTGGTAACTGGAAAAATCTTGAAGTACTTAATTTGAATGATAATGAAATAACCTCGTTACCAAAAGAGATAGGTGACCTTACAAATCTTAAGGACCTTTATTTAGGTAGAAACAAGTTAAAAACGTTACCAAAAGAGATCGGTAACCTTAAAAATCTTGAAATACTTCATTTGGGTAATAATGATTTTAAAGCGTTACCAAAAGAGCTTGGTAACCTTAAAAATCTTGAGGTGATAACTGCACCCGAAAACCCTAATTTAACTTCTATACCAAAAGAGCTCGTTAAACTTAAAAAACTTCGTATACTCGACTTGAGGAGAAACCCACTTCTTAGAGAAATACCAGGAACATTAATTAGGAGAGGTTTAAAAGTTTATAAAAATGATCGTGCTAGATTTATAAATATAAATCAAAATTTAAGTGTAAAACGTATAAACGTACCTCTTAATACGAATCGTAACGATGCTATAAGTTATAATAATTTCAAAGTTGGTAATAACGCCGTAAATATAGGATACAATAGGTATGTATCTGAAAATACATTTCGTAAATTAGCAAAAATGAGTGTACAATCTGCATACATTCTCGATTCAAACGAAAATATCGCACAAAACCCATTTACGAGAAAACCATTATTGAGAAAAAACATAAAGTTTGTTAAGTTTGTAAAACCAAAAAAGTAATTATTTCTTATACACAAACCTAAATTTACTATACAAATCCGAAACCGGGTTCCCTTTAAGATCTTCCCACAGTGTTAAAGTAAACCCCAAGTCTTCCATGCGCGTAAAAAATATATCCTTGTGCGCTATAGGTTCGACTTTAGGTCCGTCGGCATAATATGGTGTATCGGCTAAATGGACGTATAATTTTTCGCCAAAGTTTCCAGAACTCGTATGTTTCATTAGAAAATAGTTACCTAAATCGTCTTTTACGGGGGTGTTCATGATAATCTTATCGGAATTCGGTATGATTCCTATGAATTGACCCCCGGGTTTCATTCTATTTTTAATTGCTAATAAAGACGTCTCGAATAACGTGTTCGATTCGAAAATATAGTGTAACGCAAAGTTATAACATATAACATCGTACTTTCTTTGTGGGCTTGCGAATATATCACCTTCGTAAAAATTAACACGTATTTTCATATTCTTGGCGCGCGACTTAGCCTCCTTAAGTGAGTCTGGGTTCGGTTCACACATGCTTATATTAGCCCCGGCGTGTCGCCACTTTTGAAGATCACCACCGAATCCACATCCTACATCCAAAATACTGTCGCCTTCGCGGGTAGCCGATTGGATGAGGAGACGCTTAGACTCGTTATGGTACTTACGTATCTCCTCCATTTATTTATATTCGTTTTTTCTTTTTAAATGGAATTACTAAGGTTAAAAAGAAAATTCTATTTAATATAAATGAAACCTATTATTAAATGGGTAGGTGGTAAAACCCAAATTCTCGATAAAGTTTTGGAAACTTTTCCACGTGAAATGGAAAATTATCACGAACTATTCGTAGGTGGTGGGAGTGTTCTCTTTGGGTTACTTGAGAGTAAAGACATTACCGTAAAAGGTAAAGTGTACGCATATGATAAAAATCAAAAATTAATAAATATGTATAGACAAATACAAACGAATCCTAAAGACGTACACGACCATTTAACTGAACTTTTTAAAACATATGATACTCGTACCGGTACGGAAGTAAACCGTAAACCACAAACTGAAGAAGAAGGTATGACATCAAAAGAAAGTTATTATTATTGGGTACGTAAAAGGTATAACGATTTGTTACCTACGACACATATACACGCCGCGACATTAATTTTTCTAAATAAAACGTGTTTTAGAGGTGTATATAGAGAAGGACCGAATGGGTTTAACGTACCATATGGTCATTATAAAACTACACCCGTAATAACACCTTTAGAAGAGTTAATAAAAATACAAGACCTTATAAAAAATGTAGTTTTTAAAGGGTGTGATTTTAGGGAAGCGTTCACACAAACTATAAACGAGGGTGATTTTATATATGCGGACCCACCATATGCACCGGAAAGTGTTCGAAGTTTTGTAGGGTATACGAAAGATGGATTTGTTATAGATGATCATGAAAATTTATTTAAATTATTAAAATATTCTACTATTGATTTTGTAATGTCAAATGCAAAAGTCGATCTCGTAACCAATAGTTTTAAAGATTACAGGATTGAAGATGTTACTGCGAGGAGGGCTATAAATAGTAAAGATCCATCATCTAAAACAATGGAGGTGCTCGTACATGGATATGTTCGAAAATAGGTTTCCAATCAGCTTCGTATCTAGCTGGAAAGTAAACGATCTTTTTCTTAGTGTTGTTCGTGAGTGTTGTTTTACGCATAGCTGCATTTTCACCTCCCACGAAGAAAAATCCAATACCTTCTTCGGACATGATTTCGTATGTATCTTCATATCTTAATGAGTTCCAAAAACATTCGTTTAACATATATGAAAACCTAAAATCTGCGTTTGGATATCTTTTCGAATATTGTTTAAGTTTATGTGATCCTAAACCAATTTTTTCATCAGTTGTTCCTGGTCCAAGTTGATGTTTCTTTTCAATGATATGTATGTAATTATCACATAAACGACGAAACATTCCGTCCGGTTTTAGTTTTTTAACGTATTCTTTTTCACCTTTAAACTGTTCGAGGTAGGCAATAGAATTATTTTGATCGATATATACATAGTCAAATCCATTTATCGAAATAATTTCACCATCTTCAAAATCAGATGTTTCGATTTCAAAAACTTTACCCCATTTGTTCGTTTTTTCACCACCTTTACCGTTTTGTTTCATTATTATTATATATTTCCTCATTTTTAAGTATATTTCATTTATCTCTGTAGATTAGACATAAACATCAAACAGAAACAACACATAATCATTGCACTTGACGCACTTGACATCATTTTTAAGTCACCAAACCATTTTTGTGGCCTGATACCGATTAGATTAAGTGGTAAAAACATTATATTAAAAATATTAAACAGAGCGTCAACCATTTTTATTATATATTATTATTTTTTAAATGAAAGGGCTTAAACAAATGATTCTAAATAAATATATAAATAAAACAATGTCAACCCTTGAACAAGATTATACGACCGTACCCGGTCAATTGTATGCGTGTCTTTCTGTCGTAGGCCCGGAAGCACCTCAAAAGAATGATAAGTTTGGGATTAAGATCAGAGGTGCATTTAATTCACGGGATGAAGCAGCTGCACATGCGAAACGACTTCAAAAGGAAGATGCCACATTTGATATTTACGTTGTTGATATGTATAAATGGTTGTTAATTCCACCTGACCCATTGAAGATTGAAGATTCGCATTATGCGGAAGAAAAACTCGAAGAACTTATGACGGGGTATAGAGACAATCAAGCTCAAGCGGCGAAGATGTTTGCGGAACGTAAACGTGATATGGTTGAAAACGCGGCTACATTTATTAAACCAGGTGATGAAAACTCGCAGTATTATACGAAACCAGATGAACCACCAATCAGTCACCCAGCTGAAATCCTGGAACGACTTCAAAAAGAAAAACCAGATGCACAAATGGAAGATCTCGTCAAAGAGGCGGACGCTATTGTTGCAGAAGAAATGGAAGAGAGAAAGAAGAAACGTGAAGCTGATGCTAAAGAAGCTCTCAAAAAGGAGGCTGAGAAAAGGGGATTTAATTCGGTCGAAGCGATGGAAAAGTTTGATAAAGAGGCCGAGAAGGCTACGGCGGCGTCTACGAAAGCTCAGGATACGACGGGTGAAAATGAAGTCGAGGAAGGTGAAGAGGTGGAATCTAAATAAATTTGTTATATAAATGTAAGTATGTTGAGTATTATATTGAATATAGTCACCATAATTATTGTATTAGTTATGTTCGGTTTATTTTTACGATTGTATAGAGATCGAAAAAGTAAAACGGGTACTAAAAATGTAAGTGCGTCAGATGTTGCACAAGATATATTAGATGATCCACTCATTGTGAGTCGCGCGTATTTTACAGAACCAGAACTAGGATCTATAGGTGATTTCGAAGGCCAACAAACGTCTTCTGAACATTTATGGATTAGAGGTAAATCTATCCAGGTCTAAGAATGACTGGTTGCATGGTTTTACCCATAAAAAACCCTAAAATAAAGGAAACAAATATAATAACATACGCCGTTTTATCGAGATTTGAAAATATGTCTTCCTTTTGTATATGTGGAGGTGGTTCATAATAGTTTTGTGGAGGTGGAAAATAATACTGTTCGTTATTTTCCAGTTCTGGGTCTTTTTGATCATCCATCTCTTTATTTGTAAAGTCGTCTGGATTATATTCAATCGGAGTTCCAACTTCGGCTTCCATTTATAAAAGGTATATCTATTTTTTTAAGCTTATTATTCCTCATCCTCATCCTCATCCTCAACAACAAACCCTTTTAAATTGCCATTATCATCCATATCACTGTCATCATCTTCAAAATCATCCTCGTCATCTGTTTGGAGGAGATCAATTTCACTTTCAATATCTGTTTCAGTTTCATAATCATCGTCTGAATAATCATCTTCTGGAAGATCTTCGAGCGGGTCTAATCGTTCGGGAACCTTTGAAATACGCCCGGAACGTGTACGTATGGGAGCGGGAGCAGTAACTACTTTTGTCATTATAAATTAACGTACGTTTATTCTTTTAAATACATTACGCAAGTGTATTTACAATTCTATCCGTGAGGTTATGTGCGCGACATTTACATTTACACACTTGTTGTATTTGTCCCTTGATAATAGTGAAAGAAATAGTTTCTTTACATGTATCACATATTTCCCTCGTTTTTACTGTATATTTCTTAACTCCTTCACGTTTGAGTGATTCAATTGAGAATGTTTCCTTTTTAACGATATACTTCTTTATAAATTTTTCAAGTAAATCTTGTTCTGGTTCGGGTGCTGTAACGACTTTCTTTTTTGGTGTATACTTTTCAACTTTACCATCTTCGTAAATAATGTCCGTTATTTTTTTAGTAAGTTGGTGTCGTCTACCTGAAAAATCTTTACAAAATCCATACTGTCTTAATATGTTAGTCGTGGAAAAACACTTTTGGGATATGGTATCTCCTACTATATGAAACCATACATGGTTAGAATTATGATTACATTTTTTATTTTCACAATATTTAGAGTTTGTTGAAACAAGAAATTGATTTTTATGTTTAAACATTTTGGTGATTGATGCAGCACTCTGTCCTTCTATATGTTTACGAACAAACGCTTCAACGAGCAAAAGAGCCTCTTGATTCTTGAATTCATTTTTTGTTTGTATTTTTGTAAAATTATTTCCTTCATTCTTACTAGAACTTCCTTCGATTATAACGGGATTGGTACTTTCTGTACGTAAAGTTGCCATATGTAACATATCTAATGAAGGTGTTTGTTCCGTTTTTTGTAATATGGATAAAGGGCCGTGTTTGTATATAAATATAGGTAAGTATTCACTCTGTGTTTCTTTACCTGTGTTATTACATAATTCACACCCCTGGCCGGCGCACGCTTCGTGTTTTCCACGTTTATGTGACCACGGCATGCGAAAACCGCTTCCTTTTGTATTTCGGGAAGAATTTCCGTATACTGAAATGTCAACAATATCTTTCCAATCACGTGAACCATATGCTAAATTTAAAGTATTTATAACGTGTTCTCTTAGAGCTAATGCGGATGATCTATTTACAACAAATCCTGACCAGTTTATATGTATACCCGTTTTTATGAGAGTATCTACGGGTTTAGGTTCGGCAACAGATATTAAAGCATCTTTACCCCCAAATTTCGAGACTTTATCACATATGACCTTGCATATACTTTTTATTTGCTCAAAAGATAATTCATCATCATCTTTATAATCAAGGTCCATGAAAAAATTATAATTTTCAGTTTTTTGTTCGACGACAAATATTTTTTCGCCTATCGTATAAGCTTCTATACACTTTTTGTAAAAGTCATTCAATCTATCAAATGGCACGGAGAGAACGCCACCGTCCATGAGCACATGTGATAGATCGGAGTTATTAGCAAAACCCTGGTTTTTACACCAGTGTTTAAACATACTTACCTATTATTCTATTTATCTTTTTATATTGTTTATTCGCTGTCATACTGTCTATGCCAGATAGAGCGTCTATATGAGACTTCTGGGTATCTTTCTTCTTCTGTTAAACTTTTTTTTAAAACGAGGAGTTCATAAACTTTATCCTCTTTGTGTAATTCGACGTACCTGTCGGCACGTTCTGCCGTATATCCATGTCTATCAATGAGAAGTTCGTGTATTTGTGATAAAATATAGTTCTTGGACTTCATTATTTAATAGAGAAGGTTTTTCTATCGAGAGAAGTTACACACGCATAAAATTCTGGATTATTAAGTACATTTTTAACAATGCGATCCCATTGTTTTTTTGTACTAAATTCGGCGAGTGTTTCGAAATTCATAAAATCGTTTTCGTCATGTGTTCTCTTAATAGGTTGTTTTTGAATTTTTCTAAGATTCATTTTCTGTTTTTCATCGTTAAATTTTCGTATAAGTTCAGCTTGTTCATGGATAGTGTAATTTACAAAGAATATGAAGACATTATATTCTAATTCAACAGTTGGACTTTCCTTTACTACAAACTTAAACCCTGTATATTCACCCTTTTTCAAAGAAACAACTCCCCTGGTTTCTTCTTCGAGTTCTCTCAAAGCACATCTAATGGGGTTTGGAATCTCTCTACGCCTACACCCTCCGGTGACGAAAATCCAATCCTTGAACCTTCGATCCCGGACAGTGAGAAATCTTGGTTTATCACCTACAAAAGTGACAGGAATCGCAATTGCTTTGTATTTCTTCATTACTCATTAGTAAGTTATAATTGAATGAGATGATTATTCTGAAGAATCATCTTCATCATCATCGACTTGGGTTTCCGAAATCTCCTTGTTTTCTTCTTCAGGTTCACTTACACGTGGACTGAACCTTGTTTTTTGTGGTGGTGGTCTGGATAAAAATTCCATAACATTTCCATAAAATCCCCTGACATTATCCATTTCTGTTTTCGTTTTGTTAAGTTCTCTGTACATGTACATTGTGGCTACAATACACATGAGCACGGCAACTATAGTCGCAGTATCGCGATCGAATGTAAACATTATATATAAAAATACGAGCTAAATTTTTAAGTTCTTATAATCGCACCCATGTGCGTTTTCTGCTGTTGTGGACATGAATACCCCATTTTTGCAAACTGAATTTCCTGGTAATGACCTTCTTTACACTCTGCATTTTGTGGAGGTGTTTCTGGTTTTTTACCTACCAAATGATCCAAAGTCCCAGATTTTGGATCATACGTTAAAACAAAGACAAATCCTATGAGAAAAATTAATTGCCAAAACATTTATAATAAGCGGCTAAATTAAATTAGTTGGAATACATCAAACCACCCATACCGTTTTCGATGCGGAGGACGTTGTAGTTGACGGCATACACGTGGTTCGCGAATGTAACATTATCCGAAACAAGTCTCGCGGAATCGAGTCTACTGAAGTTAAGCGACCCAGTTGGTTGGAGTTTGGAGGTGTCGAGACAGAATGGGACCAATGTTACGTTATCAGCGGTACAGTTACCGGAAGATGTGTGGTAATAAATTGGGGCGGCTGTAAAGTGTGGAATAATTGTCTTGTAATCGGAAACATCCGTACCGTTAATTTGGAGTTTAAGTTTGGTAGAGGCACCACGGGCTTCCTTTGCAACCAAATATTTGATTGGGTGGTTAAAGTTCAATTCTTGGACCTTAGAACCCGAATTGACAGATTTTTGTGTTTGTGTAATGAGCATGTTTTGTGGAGTGGAGGACAAGGCTGTGCGTTCGTCTGTATCGAGATGAATGAATTGAGCATAGACTTCCGCATCCGCCGTAGCTGTAGCACCCCATGTAATTCTCAATTCAACATCGTGATATTGGAGTGCAACCAATGGCAATGCAGATTGAGCGTTTTCACAAAATGAAAATCTAAGTGGGTAGAATGTTTCACCGTTGTATGTAGTTCTAGCATACCCTTGGTTCATAGTGGTTGGAGCAAGCTCGGCAGAAAATGTATATTCTTGTTCGTCGATGACCTGACCACCGATCAAAAGTTCAACCTTGGAAATTCTGGCGTTCCAGTTGGTCTCCGCACCATCACGTTCGGAAATGTAGACGTAGCCGAGCATATCACCTTTACGTTCGAACCTAACGGTCGACATACCGTTCGCAACAGGGTTGCCCTGGATAACTTGTCTTTCGACAGTTTGGGCGAAATTTGTGTGACGTTTATAGTTGGACCTGAAAAATGAAACTTCAGGTTGGCCGACGAGATGAGCATCTTGAGCACCTACGGCAACGAGTTGAGCAATACCTCCAGACATGTTTTATATTATAGTAAGGTTTTATTTTTTTTAAACTTATGAAAATGCAATAGTGTTCATATAAACATTTCCTGCGATATTTGATAAAGTCATGAGACCATGTTTATCTTCATCGATGGTTACATCTTCTGTTAGGACAGTAAAGTTTACATTTGTAAGATCTTTGGAAACTGCTCGGTCTCCTCCACTTGCAAGAATGGATACAACAACTTGAGCTCCGTCTATTAAATTGTCGAGATTGAGTTTATCTATATCACCTGTAGCAACTACAAGTGGTGCTGTACCATACGTCCTGTTTTCTGCATTTATTGTTATAGTATCTGTACTGAATGACCCTGTTATTGCTGGATCTGTAAGTTTTATACTTTCTGAAGTTACATTACCCGCGACGACATTTGCATTTACAGTAACAAATGATGGAGAATCTTCTGTCCCGACACCGAGAGCAGATGCCGCTGCTGCAGCAGATGTTGCTCCAGTTCCACCATCACCTACGGCTAATGTCCCCGTAATTGAAGAGGCGCCTAGATCGACTGCGAGTTTATTGGACTCAATAACCAAACCTCCGTTTGATTTTGCATCGATGGATAATGAATGATCTATGTCTTCGCCGCTTGTTGCTCCCGTGCTTGCAATACCATCACCCCCAGTTATAGTTCCTACAAAATCACCTGTTGTATGTGTACCCATGGTTATAAGATTATTAAGCGAAGTTGCACCCGTCCCGCCATCACCTACGGCTAATGTACCCGTAATCGAAGAAGCAGCTAAATCGACCGCGAGTTTGTTTGATTCAATAACCAAACCACCATCTGCTTTTGCATCGATGGCCACTGTGGGTGTTCCACTTTCTGCGGCTGCACCAGCCGTAATACCGTCTCCACCTGTTATAGATGTTACATAATTACCCGTCGTGTGCGTACCCAAAGTTATAAGATCATTAAGTGTGGTTGCACCTGTCCCACCTCTTCCAACTGCAAGTGTTCCCGCACTTGCATTATCCATATTCAAAGCTGTTATAGCAGAACCATCTCCTTTCAATGTCCCACCGTGTATGAGACCAGTTGAAGTAACATTACCTGATAGAACGTTACCCCAAATATTTGCGGTAATATAACTATCACTCGTTGCCATCGTCGGAACTATATGTGCACCATCTGGGTCACTTAGTGTGTAAGCGATTGTATATTCTTTTTCATCCCCTCTAAAACCCGCTACAACATTTGCAGTTGGTCTTGTCATGATTATACCCATATCTATCGTATCGATGGTGTTTGCATTACCTACTTCAATAATTGGATCGGAAACACTGTGTATATTGGAGTCTTGAAATGTTGTAGAACCCTGAACAAGTAAATTACCGGTAACAACAAGGTTTGATGCTACAGATATAACATAAGTTGCGTCGTTATACGATAGTTTACTATCGCGAAGTTGCTTTGTTGAGTGTGTGTATGGTATTATACCATCTGTAAGTGAGGTACTCGCTACATTATGTGCAATAACATTTGCATTCACAGTAACAAACGATGGTTGATCCTCTGCCCCGACACCGAGAGCAGATGCCGCTGCTGCTGCAGTTGTTTGTCCCGTCCCACCTCTATTTATGGGTTGTACTTCACTTTCTAGAGTAGTTATTCTCGATGCATTACTCGTCAAATCCGTACTTACAGTACCTATTCTTGTAGAATTACTCGCTAAATCAGTTTCTACAACACCAATTCTTGACGCATTACTCGCCAAATCTGTACTTACAGTACTTATTCTCGTCGAATTACTCGCCAAATCTGTACTTACAGTACCTATTCTCGTCGAATTACTCGCTAAATCAGTTTCTACAACACCAATTCTTGTAGAATTACTCGCCAAATCTGTACTTACGGTACTTATTCTTGTAGAATTACTCGCCAAATCCGTACTTACGGTACCTATTCTTGTAGAATTACTCGCCAAATCCGTACTTACGGTACTTATTCTTGTAGAATTACTCGCCAAATCTGTTTTTACAGCATCAATAGCACTGGTTTGTACGATGTTCGATAATAAACCCCCATCCCCCTTATAAAATGCGGCGGATACGTTACCCGATGTTGATATAGCATTTTCCGTCGCTGATGGTGTGTTAATGAATGTATGTGTTCCCACAGATACGAGTTTCGTTACGGTTTGGTTATTACTTACGGCTATATGATCACTGGTCTCAATTGACGATGTTTTTATTTTACCCGAAACCTGAATTTTATTCGTTGCACCTTGATCTATGGTAATAGACGTACCACCAAAAAATCGATTAGCGCGTACATTACCTTCAACTTTTATGGCTTCTGCGCCCGTATTTGACATAAAAATCTTATCACCGACAGATAACATGTGTGAAGAATTCGTATTCGAAATACCAACATTTGCACCATGCCCGGTTGTAAACGCGGTTGTCACATTAGCAAAGTGTGGTGTAGAATTTGAAACGACATTACCCTGTTCGCTCGCGGAATCTAACGTGACACCACCTAAAAGTGATGTTGCTACACCCGTATCAACAACTTCTTTCGTTGATGAGCTGTATCCAATGAAAGTAGCGCCCGCTAATTCTGCTTCGCGTAAAGGTGACATATACATTGAGCCTGCAGTACTTGCATCTATAGCAGTATTCGAAGCATTGAACACGATCGTGTTTTCAGCCTGGTCATCCGTAGCGTGTTTACCAAACCGGATTTTGGTAGACCGCTCGATGGTAGGTATGTTTTTAACCATTTTAATATAAGTGTGTATTTTAATTTGCGTAAATAAGACCAGCCATACCATTTTCAATACGAAGTATGTTATAGTTCACTGCGTATATAGGATCACTAATGACCATGGATTGACTGACTATTTTTGCAGAATCTAATCGACTAAAATTGAGTGTTCCTGTCGGCTGGAGTGAACTCGTCGATAAACAAAAACAGTATAAGAAAAAATCGGGGGACGTAACAAAGTTTGTATGGTAATAATTCATAACATCTATAAAGTGTGGTTTTGCCCATTTAAAATTACCAATATCTAAACCATTTATTTCGATTTTGATTTTATTGGTGGTTGATGTTAATGCACCTTCGGTTGTTGTATCCGAAGATGCGAGATATTTCACTGGGTGATTAAACGTGAGTTCTTGTGAAAGTTGATTCGATGGAATACTTTTTTGAACTTGTGTGATAATTAAATTATGATTACGCGATACGAGATTACCACGTTCTTCATTATCGAGATAATAATAGTTTGAGTAACACTCGAAACTATAATTTCCTGCATCTGTTCCCCAATGTATACGCAATTCAACGTTATGATATTGTAAAGCAACTATGGGTAAAGCGCACTGTGCACCTTCACAAAAGAAGAATCTGAATGGGTAGAAATACGACCGCGCGCTTACACCCGGGTGTGTACCATTTGCACTTTTTGATACGTTTGTCGCAAATGTATCGATTGCTATTTTTTCTGTAAAAATAGCATCTTGTGTATCAATAACTTGTCCGCCAATGAGAAGTTCTACTTTGTCTATAAGTGTATCCCATCTTTGAATATCAAGTGCTTGTGAGTTATTATCAATTGTTAGGTATGTGTACCCTAGCATATCACCAGTTCGATCAAAACGAATAGATGACATAGAATTAGCTTTCACGGCTCCCTGAATGGTCTGTTTTTCAACGGATTGTGAAAAATTAGAATGTCGTTTAAACGTTGACGTAAAAAAAGATATTTCTGGTTCGCCCATAATGTGTTCGTCTTGAGCACCAATTGCTATAAGTTGAACAATACCAGATGACATTTATAATAAGAAAAGGTTAAAAATATAAGTGCGTGACGCCCTGAAATAATTAATAGGTTAAATTTCTTTTCTTGCACACAAATTTAAAAACAAAAACAGCGTCCCCACATGCAGCCGCGGCACCATCTTGTTTATCTAAATTAAAAGTTAATCTATCGAGTTTACGAATTGGGTTGTAATATTGTTGGATAATTGGATATTCGTTTCTGAAGAATACTGCTTTCTGGGAGCTACTCGCAGCGTGTAATGTGTGTTCACATATAATTGTTCCGAAAACACCGTTAAGGTGATTATCAGCGTCATCGAGATCCTTTTTACCACGTTGTGAAAAGTTACTTTTGAGTTGTTCTATACCGACGTGGATACATCTTTGGGCATCACCAGTTGTGTTAATACTCGCGGCAAGTAATTGAGCCTGAACAATATTTTCAAGTGGTGTTGGTAAATGAAGTGTAAAATCTGTATTTTCTGAACCGTGATCCAAATTATCGAGTATAACCGTGTGGTGTTCATATTCAAAATCGGGTAAAGTGGATTGACTAGTCACTAAAGCCATTTATATATACTGGAGATTTTACTTCATCTTGTAACTCGCTTGTTCGCGAACAAGTTTTTGTCCGTCACAAACACCACCTTTACTATCGGAGTAGTAGGCGGTGCTCAAACAGTCTTCGGTCGATGGAATATCGAAGAGCGAACCTGTATTGATGGTTTCGATTTCGACTTCTTTGCCCTGGTACCCGCTGGTACGAAACATGGCGAGGACACATAAGATGGCGACGACAATGACGATGGCACGGATTGTGTTTCTGTTGGTAGCGTTAAGATTCATTTATAATGAAACAACATTTTTTATAAAGTGCGTTAAAGAGTTTAGAATAGTTTCAACATAAAGAGTAATGGACGGTGAAATTATTCTTGATCGTAAAAATACGAATGTTATGAAACTTGATGATAGTGAACAGGCCCTGATGAATGAAATTGAAATCGAAGTCCCTCGACCTCGATCTCAGCCTGTAAAAAAACAAATTTCACAAATGAAAACACAATTTGTACCACCACAACCACAAGTTTTCCAGGAAGATATTGATTCTTTTGCTAATCCAAATAAACAAGCACAACCATCTGTACCTCCACCAGAACCACCCGTTGATTATGGTGAATACGATGAACCAGAACCCGAAATGGATTACGGTGGTGGATACATGATGGAAGAAGAAGAAAAACCATCACCGGGGTTTAAGACGGTTGATGAAGAGAAGGCGGATCTCGTGAATAAACTTGGACGCTTAGAAAAAAAAGGGTTTACGGTAAATAAACGATTGAATGCATATTCCCCTGTAGACGAACTTAGAAACGAAGTAAAGCGAATTACATATAGTATAGATGTAGATAAATCGATTAAATTTTCGAGACGTATGCTTATTGCGTGTACAACAGGTCTTGAGTTTATGAATAAGAAATATAACCCATTTGAAATTCAACTCGATGGATGGTCCGAAAACGTTATGGAAAATGTAGATGATTACGATGAAGTATTCGAAGAACTGTACGTGAAATACAGATCTAAAATGCATGTCGCCCCAGAAATTAAATTGATTATGATGCTCGGAGGTTCGGCAATGATGTTTCATTTAACGAATAGTATGTTCAAATCTGTCATGCCGAACATGAATGATGTCATTAAACAGAATCCAGGACTTGTTCAGAATATGATGTCTGCGGTTCAGAACACAGTTCCAAAGGCGCAACAACAGGAACAGTCAACGACACCAAGTACTGAACGACACGAAATGCAAGGTCCCGGGTTCGATATTTCGAGTCTTATGGGTAACATTATGATGCCACCAACACCACCCATGAACACGACGAGTATACCAGCACAAGAACCAGCTACAGTCATAGAAGATGACGATGATGATATTTCAGATATTGCCGAGGTGCCATCTACAACTGACGTCGAAGGTGGTGAAGAAGGTGACGGTGAATTGCGTGAAGTTAAAGTTACTCAGACTAAGGGTAAACGAGGACGAAAGAAAAAATCAGTCGAAATTAATTTATAAATTATAGTATAAATGATAGGTTACTGTCCATTAGACGAAGATCCTATTGAAAGACCGAGACCTTCACAAGAAGTATCAGTCCCAGTCCAGGAGAAACGTAAAATTTCTACTGGTAGAGGAGAAGATACGGAGTGTAATTATGTTGTTTTGTTCTTTATTGCGGGTGTTATCGCCTTAGCAATCATGGACACACTCCCATCACGAAAGTAAATAAACTTTCTACCATTCTGACATTTTCCAGAATGGTAAAAAAAATTAATTGTTTTCGAGTGCGGTAACGCGCGTTAATAGATCAGCGACTTGTGTTTGTAACGTCGCGACTTTCGTCTTTTCAGCCTGTAATTGTCGATCGACCTCTTGTAAAGCCGCAGTTGAAACTGCCCATATAGCATCTTTATTTAAATGGTTAAAATTACTGACTTGTTCACCGTGTATATACGTACCCGTAACATTACTAAACGTATCGCTATTTTGTATTGTTATGACATTACTTCCTGAAAATGTGAGTACGGGTACAGTGAGGTATTGGTCTTTATCCGTCGTAATGTTAATGTTAGATGTATTCGATAAAGTTAAACCTTCAACCGTCGTATCTAAACGAAGTTCGAGTATGTTACTATCACTCGTAACACTTACGTTTGAGTTCGTGAGTATATTTGGAATATCACCTGTGCCTACCGTAACTGCGTACGGTAAAACGTTCGAGACTTCTTGGGCGATAAAACCGTATACGTTACTCGTCCCTCTCTGTTTTTCATCGATATAATTGTATATTTTGGGTTCGAGAAGACGAATTTTGTCGAGTGCAGAACTATCGTTTATATCGACCACGTTCTTTTTTATTCGACTATCTGAATGTGCATTAAACTCCGCGGCTGCAATTCTTTCATTTGCATATATAGAATAAGAGTTCGTACCAGAAGCTGTACCAGTGTTACCTGTACTGTTTAACCAACCATACGATAAAGATGTTGATTCCGACCCGTTTACGACAAGTTTTGCTTGCGTTGGGCTAGTTGTTCCAATGCCAACACAACCACTTGTACCATCTATCATCATTCTCGAGTTAGACGTACTCGCCCTATATGCGCTACCATTATTTGCCGTTGTTTCTACACAAAAGTGTAAATTTGCGCGACTCCAATTAACTGCGTCTGCTATTATAGCACACTTGGGTTGGGCAGTGTCACTACTAACATATGGTGTTCCCAAAAATAAAGCTGCCCGATTTCCTACAGTATCGCCATATGCTTGTATGTATACATTAGATTCTCCAGTTGATGTCTGTCTGTTTACGTGTAACATTGCTTCTGGTGATGATGTATTAATACCGACATTCTTGTTTGTCCCTACTTCTGGGTAATATATGTAATTACTTGCTATATCAACCCCCGTGTATCGCATTTCACCAATATTTAATGGTGAAACACCAGTACCTGCCAATTTCGTAACAACTAACCTGAAATATGTATAAACAGATGATGTCGTGAACGTAATACTAGTATATGATCCTTCCGTGTATGTTTTACCTGAAAATGTAGATATACTTGTCCATGTCGAACCATCGGTACTTCCTAAAATTCTGCCATCACCGGCACACCTTTTCAAATAGTCCGCATTAGTTGATCGCGGTGCAATTTCTAATTTATTTATAGCTATACCGGTTCCCACAGTAAATTGTAATTGTATCCATTCACCACTGACAGTTGAACTTCCATCATATGTTGTTGATGTACTACCCGAATAATTACCATTACTTGAATTATAAGTATCTGCCGTATGCCAACCTTCATCTCCTATTGTTTGATTAAACGCTTTCCACGCTTTCCAATCGGACGGACTTTCAGAACTTGCAGATGCTACATGTACACCCGAGGAGTTTGCGTCCATTGCAGATAATGGGTATACTCCTGCGGTTGAACCTGTCTGTGCGACGAAAGTATTACTACTACTACTACTACTACTACCACCACCACCAAATGTTTGAATAACACCACCTTTTCTTAATTCTCCGGTAAAGTTTATATCACCAGTTACATCTAAGGGGTATTGTGGTATAGTTTGTCTTATACCCAAATGTCTTCCGATTGTAGTCGTACCAGCAACTGTTAACAATTCACCGGGGAAGATATGATGACTATCTGGATGAGCATGACCGCCACCATCACCTATAGACATTAGTGCTATCCAACAATTTTTCACACCGTTATTCTGATCACCGGTTACAATAGGTACATTTTGGTGATAACTATTATCACGATTTATATCTCCATCACCGTTACGCGAGTATGTCAAAGCTGAACCAAACCCATATGAAGAGTCATCCCAATTTATACCACCATTATATGCGGTTGCTGCTGCTACACCACCTTCACCGGGACCGGTTATTGTTTGACTTACACCATTTATTTGTATAGCAGGAAAATCACTACTACTCGACATTGGATGGACATTTTCGGCGGGTACCAACCCCCTAATTTGATACCATGTATCCTGTGCAAATGTATAAGAAACTGATAGAGCATTAGCTGAACTTGCTTCATATTCGATTGATAAACCACCCGATACTATTTTTAACTGTCCACCTTTATATGATGTTCCTGCTCTATGGTGATCTTCACCCCACCACATTAATACACCCGAACAATTAGCTGGTGTATCGTTCAATTTTACCCAACACCCAAACCCACAACTTGTGCTATGCCAATTACCTGGGTGGTATGCCGCGTAAATTGTTGCATTACTGTTTGAAAAGTAGAATCCATATTCTTGTGAATCCCATACTTGTGAACTTATATTTCTACGTTCGAACTGTTGTGTTCCATATTTACCTCCACCAATTGGACTATGCGAAACACCCTGATTTTCAAATAGACGTTCATTATTCGTGTCTATTGCTGGTACCCGCCCGACGGGTTTAGCTGTATTGTTTCCAATATTTACCATGGTCCAGAAATAAGATCTGCAGTTCACGTCAAAAGGTGAAAGGATGTGCGCCGCGTTATTATGATAACTATCACCTATAGCCACCGAACCACCCCTATTCATTCTGAACCGCGTATTTCTAGTCGCAGCATTCGGGTAGGTACCGTGTAAATTTGTATCTTCGTAATCTAAACAAATTTCTGCGGCTTTCAATCTTATAGAATCATCTACCATATCTGATTCGGATGTGGTATGAGGATTACCACCCGCTTTATCCCATATATCATTTCTTTTGTATAAAAGTAGTTCAGATTTACCAGCTCCATCAACCGAACGGTTTTCTATATACGTTTCTTCGTATGAATTATCTTTAATCGTACCACCGAACGATATTCTTTTATTTTTTACGGTATGATCAGTATTACTGGAATTATCATTAGCACCTACAAAAAGGTTTTCACATTTTACATAACCACCAACAGATGTGTTACCTTGAATGGCATTTGTGAGAGGAAATTGGTAAAAAACAACTTTACCTTTTGACCCTGTGTTGGGTGGATCCCTTGGATCAGAAATAGCTATTATTTTACCATTTGTTATATCCAAGGGGTTAAAATCAGTACTTCCCTGCGTTGGCCAATCATGTAATTGAATTGGTTGTGTTATATCGTACCATCTATCTGTACCAAAATCGAAAGCGTACAGTGATATACCCGAATAATATGCACTTTCTTGGTTAACAGTCGATAAATCACCGGTTGCTAAGCGTTCACCCGCAAAATCTAAACGAAGGTTCATACCGAGTTTTTGACCACTTTTGTCACCTGCTATAGATGTAGATACGGATAACCACGTATCAAGATCATCGTTTATGAGATATGTATCTATCTGACCTGCATCACCTAATGTTGATACCTTTTTCCATGGTGAAGAGACGATGATTTTATTGCCATTTGTGGATATATCACACGATGTTCCAAACGCGGGATGAGTATCAGTACCAACAACAGTACCCGCTTTACCAAGAATATCCTGTCCATATTGAGTAGTACCCGAAGTCCATGTATTACTATCGTTCGTGAAACATCTAACGTGACCTATTTGACGTTGACTTGTATGTGTTCCACCTGAATAGGCAGTTGTACTAGTGTGGGGGTCGTATGCGGATGAAGAATCAATGGTCGCAACAGTTCCGGGTGCGCCTATGATCAAATAATTACCAAATCCGGATAATCTTACTTTGTGACCAAACCTATTACTCACATTGTGTGCGTGTAGATAAGCAGTTGCGAGTCCAGTGTCCGCGTCTAGAGTTTTAGCTACAAGGTTTTTCATACCAGTATCTCCAGCTGACCAAACGGGTCCAGACCCCCAATTGCTACTAGAACTATTGTATTCGTAAACATAAACATTACTTCTTCCCGGTGCACCTACTGCAATTCTATTACCATCGTCTTGTGCTAAAGATATAGAGTAACCAAATTCATCTCCGCCTGATAATGATAAAGAAGACGTATTTAATGTGTTAGAAACATACGAAGCCCATACGTTAGAGCCAGTTCCCGTTGCATCATAAATGTATACCTTGTTTTTCTGGTAAGCTGATACAGCTAATCGTGTTCCGCTCCAGTTAAGAGAAATTTCATGTCCAAAACTTGAATTTGTACCATCGGGTCCTGATAAACTAAAAATTTTCACCCAACTACTAGCATAGTCATAAATGTCAACTCTACCCGTATAAGTTGAAACGTTACTTGTACTTAAAGCTACTCTATCTGATTCAAAATTTAATGATACACTTGTAGCTAAATAGTCGTTAGTTGAGCCTGATATAGAAGAGTGGACTGCTCCTATATAACTGCTAAATTGCTGACTCATTTAATATTAATTAGAATTAATTTAATCGAACTTGGCGTGTTGGTCTTTCTGCAACAACAGTTGTATTTTTTATAAACGCATCTTTAGCTTTTAGAATATCGGTATGTATGGTTCCTAGAGAAATAATATCGTTGATTACGTAACAATTACCCCTTATAATAAGTTTATCTATGCCGTCGTCTATTACGGAAACACTTGATCCTATATCGAGTGTATGTGTTGGAGTTGTATTTGCGATTCCGTTACGCGCGTGAATTGATGTATCGGATGTAATAACATTACTTGTCGTTAATGTTCCGGAACTGGGTTTATACTTTAATGTTCCCCACTCTTTCTTTAGAGATTGTGCGTCTGTAGTATCAGTTGATACGAAAGTTAAAGCGTGATCAGTATCTTCAATTGTTACATCAGATGTAACCACACCTGTTGTTGAAACGGAAGCCCATTCAGGTACATCATCACTTCCGAGTTTAAGAAATTTACCTACATCCGCATTAGATCCAGCTGGAGATAATATACTTAGTGCCGTACCAGAACTTGGACCATAAAGTATATCACCCTTAGTGTAAGCTGTGGACACTCCCGTCCCACCTCTTCCAATTAAAAGTGTTCCCGTATTAACATTACTCGCGTTTAATTGATTAATACCACTACCATCGTTCGTTACTATATTACTCGCGTTAACATTTGCATTTAGAGTTATAGCATTTACTGTTGTACTTGAAATAGTATTTGAACCCTGTATTGTACCATATATATCTGTACTTACTACATTACTCGCTACAACGTTTGCTTTTAGAGTTATAGCATTT